TTGGGTAATGGTACTAATTATAATCCAGCTGAAGCATTAAATATGTATTTCCAAACTGGTTCTATAGTTGGTAGGTCTTTAACTCAAGATGGTGATATTAATAGAGGTAAAATACCTGTACAAGAATTAACTTCATCAGCAGGTCAAGCAAAAATTCAAGCTCTTATATCTACTTATAATTATTATTTACAAATGATAAGAGATGTAACTGGATTAAATGAAGCTAGAGACGGTACCCTACAAGATAGAGATACTTTAGTAGGATTACAAAAACTAGCAGCTCAAGCTTCCAATATAGCAACTAAACATATTAATAATGCAAGTTTATATTTAACTTTACGAATATGTGAAAATGTATCTAAGAAAATTGCAGACCTTTTATCATTTCCACTTACTAATAATATGTTAAGACAAAGTATTTCTATGTTTGATGTAGAAACATTAAGAGAATTAACTAATTTAAATCTTCATGACTTTGGAATATTTTTAGATTTAGAACCAGATGAAGAAGAAAAACAAAAATTAGAACAAAATATTCAAGTAGCTTTAAGTGGTGGCGGAATAGATTTAGAAGACGCTATAGATATTAGACAAATACGTAATTTAAAATTAGCAAATCAAATGCTAAAAATAAAACGTAGAAAGAAAGAAGAAAGAGAAAGAGCTATCCAAATGCAACAAATCGAAGCAAATGCACAAGCTCAAGCAGATGCTGCCCAAAAAGCTGCAGAATCTGAAGTTCAAAAACAACAGGCTCTAGCCCAAAGTAATTTGCAAGTAGAACAAGGGAAATCTCAATTTGAAATACAAAGAATGCACACTGAAGCAGAAATTAAACGTCAATTAATGGCGGAAGAATTTAACTATCAAATGCAATTAGAACAAATGAAAATGGGAGCCGTTCAAAATAAAGAAAAAGCAATAGAAGATAGAAAAGATAAAAGAGTAAAAATACAAGGCTCACAACAAAGTGAAATGATAGATCAAAGACATAATGATCTAATGCCTATTGATTTTGAGAGTAAAAAGCAGGCTGGTATGTTACCAGGTATACCTGTTTAATTATTAATTATTTAATTATATTATATTATGGCTGAAGAAATAAAGCAAGAAGGTAACTTTAAAATAAAGTTAAAACCTAAAAGTAAAAAACCTAAACAATTAGCTGTTGCTGATGCAGAAATAGCAAAAATTAATTTATCCAATACGACTACTAAAGATGAAGTAGCCAAAGTGGATCTAACTAAAAAACCAAAAACAGATGCCATTCAAGAGCACAAAACAGAAAAAATGGATGTGGGCAAACAAACCGAAGATGGCGGAAAAGTGGACGAAGGAACACGGGTCAGCGATTCAACGAAAGAGTCCGCTGAACCTGTTAAAGAAGATTCTCCACTCGAACAAATAATTGAAGAAGTTGTAGAACCTACACCAAAAAAAGATAATAATATTCAACAAGAAGTAAAACAAGAAACTGTTGAATCACCTAAATTACCTGAAAATGTTGATAAACTAGTTAAGTTTATGGATGAAACAGGTGGAACCGTAGAAGATTATGTTAAACTTAATAAAGACTATGGTGATTTAGATGATAATTCTTTATTACATGAATATTATAAACAAACTAAAGCTCATCTATCCCCTGATGAAATTAATTTCTTAATAGAAGATAAATTTCTAGTAGACGAGGATGTAGATGACGATAAAGAAATGCGTAGAAAAAAGCTAGCTTATAAAGAAGAAGTTGCTTTTGCGAAAAAGGATTTAGCAAGTTTAAAAAACAAGTATTATGCTGATATTAAACAACGTCCTGGAGTAACTCAAGAACATCAAAAAGCTATGGATTTTTTCAATCGCTATAATAAACAGCAAGAAACTATAGAGTCAAATCACGAACATTTTAAAACTCAAACTAATAACTTATTTACCAATGATTTCAAAGGTTTTGAATATGCATTAGGAGATAAAAAATTTAGATATAAAGTTCAAAATCCTGATTTGGTAGCTGATAAGCAAATTAATATTAACACCTTTGTTGAAAAATATTTAGACAAAGATGGTAAAATTGGAGATGCTGCCGGTTATCACAAGGCTTTATATGCTGCTATGAATGCTGATAAATTAGCAAGCCACTTTTATGAACAAGGAAAAGCAGACGGCATTAAAAATGTTGTTCAAAATTCTAAGAACCCAGCTACAGAAGCACCAAGGCAAGTTGCCGGTGGGGATGTCTTTGTTGCCGGAATGAAAGTAAAAGCTATTAGTGGATCAGACTCATCTAAATTGAAAATTATAAAACGAAAATTTAACAATTAAAAATAAAAATTATGCCTTTAAATCCCCAGTTTGGTACTATTGTACCAAGCCAAGTACAGGAAATTCTGGCATCGAACTATTTACAATGGACTAACGCGGCGGGTGCTAACTTTGCAGATTTTGCACAGCAGTACCTCCCGGAAATCTATGAACAAGAAGTTGAAAGATATGGTAATAGAACCTTATCTGGATTCTTGAGAATGGTTGGAGCTGAACTTCCTATGACAAGTGACCAAGTAATCTGGTCAGAACAAAATAGATTACATATTGCATACGACATCACGGCCGCTAATGTTGCCGCGGGTCCTCCAACAATTTTAACATTAAGTGCTGGAGACACAAATGTTGTATCAGCTAGAGCTACAGTAGTCGTTATGGATGACTTCGGTGGTGAAGCTAAATGTTTAGTTGTAGCGTCAGTGCCAGGATTGGCAGGGACTATTACAGTTGAACCTTATACTAACACTTGGGCCCTTATCGGTCTTGTAGGTGCTCTTAAAGTATTTGTTTTTGGTGCTGAATATCCAAAAGGATCAACAACACCAAATCATGTACCCGGTGCAGTTTCTACCCTGGCTAATAACCAGTATGTTTCTGTTGAACCTGCATTTACTCAATTTAACAACAATCCTGTTATTATCAGAAACAAATACACAGTAAATGGTTCTGATACTGCTCAGATTGGTTGGGTTGAAGTAGCGACTGAAGATGGAACAGGTGGTTATTTATGGTATCTAAAATCTGAATCTGAAACAAGACTTAGATTTGAGGATTATTTAGAAATGATGTGCGTTGAAGCTGAAGTAACTGCCGCTGGTAGTGCTGTAGCATTAGGTGCATCTGGAGCTATTGGTTCTCAAGGTATGTTTGCAGCTGTACAAGCTAGAGGTAACGTAATGGTTGGTTTTAGTGCGGCTACAGGTATCAACGATTTCGATGATATACTTAGAAACCTTGACACTCAAGGAGCAATTGAAGAAAACATGTTATTCCTAGACAGACAAACTGCTCTAGATTTTGATGATATGTTAGCTGCAATCTCTGCAGGTGGAGCAGGTGGTACTGCTTATGGATTATTTGAAAACTCAGAAGAAATGGCTTTAAACTTAGGTTTTAGTGGTTTCAGAAGAGGTTCTTATGACTTTTATAAAACAGACTGGAAATACCTTAACGACGCTTCAACGCGTGGTGGTATGACTGGCCCTGCTTCTATAGAAGGAGTATTAATCCCAGCAGGTACAACTACTGTATATGATCAAATTCTTGGTACTAACATCAGGAGACCTTTCTTACATGTAAGATATAGAGCTTCTCAAACTGATGATAGAAGAATGAAATCTTGGTTAACAGGTTCTGTTGGCGGAGCGTTTACTAGTGATCTTGATGCGATGGAAGTTAACTTCCTTTCTGAAAGATGTTTAGTAACTCAAGCTGCTAACAACTTTGTATTATTCCAAGGTGTTTAATCATTATTAAAGATAAGGGTGCTTCGGCACCCATTATCTTTATTTTTTAACTATTTAATTATATTATATTATGGCAAAAATTGCAAAAGAAAAAGTGACCGTAGAAGTAGAAGAAGTACAAGAAGTACAAGTTTCTCCTCCTACAAAAATAAAACCAGTTAAAAAAGATAACTGGGAATTAAGAGATAGAACTTATATATTAAAAGGGGATAAAAGCCCTTTAACTTATACTATCCCAAGTAGACATAATCGTAGACATCCTTTATTGTGGTTTGATGAAGCAAAGCAAGAACAAAGAGAGTTAAGATATGCTACTAATATGAATAGTCCATTTGTTGATGAACAAAAAGGAGAAGTAACAATGGGGCATATAACTTTTAGAGACGGAGTATTAAATGTTCCTAAAAAGAATATAGCATTACAAAAATTACTTTCACTTTACCATCCAATGGGTAAGCATAGGTATAAAGAACATATACCAAAACAACTTGCTGATGATGAATTAAGCGTTATTGAAAATGAAATAACTGCTTTAAATACTGCAATAAGTATGGAAATTGATTTAGCTGAAGCTATTGTAAGAGTAGAAGTAGGGTCTAGAGTTAATAAAATGTCTTCACAAGAAGTAAGAAGAGATTTATTATTATTAGCTAAAACTAATCCTACATTGTTTTTAAGTTTAGCAAATGATCAAAATGTACAATTAAGAAACTTTGGTATTAATGCTTTAGAGCAGGGAATTATTAGAATGTCCCAAGACCAAAGACATTTTATTTGGGCAAGTAATGATAGAAAAATGATGACTATTCCTTTTGATGAAAATCCATATTCAGCCTTAGCTGCATGGTTTAAAACTGACGAAGGTGTAGAGGTATATAGGTCTATTGAAAAAAGACTAAAATAAATACTAAATAATATACGGGGCGGATACGTCCGCCTCTATATTAAATAATAAAAATATAATGGCAGTAAACGTAGATATAGTTTATAAAACCGTCTTGTTAATACTTAACCAACAGCAAAG